TTCTCTGGAAATCCCATTAGGAACTCCACAAAGGTCGGATTCAATTTGCCACCAGGTTCTATCGGTTGATTTACTTTGTTCACTACATCGTTCAACTTCGCTCCGAACTTGGTTCCAGTGCCAACCCTCGTTACACTCCAACCTGATGAATTCTTTTTCACTGTCTCTGGTGGTGCTACTACATCCAACTGACAACTGGCTGATGGTGTTGGAAACATTTGAACGTTTGCCGTCAGATTGTGTTGAGATGCTGCCTTCTCTCCCTTCCTCTTGATCAGAGTCTCTGCATCCTCCTGGCCCGAGGATCGTGGAGTTGGGTACATCCTCATCGTTTCTGGATCCACTTGTTCTCTCAGATTCGATGGTTTGGTTCTGCCCTTCCTGTGTCCCTCCATTAATTTTTTTGTCCCTGCTGCGCTTCTCGGCGGCAAGTAATCCATTGTGTTTGGAGTGGCCCACAATCCAGACTCTAAATCTTTGGTGCCAAGCACCGATGCCTGAAGCTGGTATAAGGAAACATTGGACTTCGAAACCTTCACCTTCCAAGTCATCTTGCACCTGTCTGAGGACCATGCCGTTTTGGAGGTTAACAAGTCCTTGCACATTCTCCCCAATAACGAATTCGGGTTTGATTTCTTTAATGAGTCTAAACATTTCTGGCCAGAGATATCGGTTGTCATCTCTCCCTTTTTGTTTACCTGCGACACTGAACGGTTGGCATGGGAATCCTCCCACAATGATGTCTGCTTCGAATTCTTTTCCTTTGACATTTTTTATATCTCCTTCAATTGGTATGTTTGGAAAATTCTTTTTTAAAACTTTTTGACAAAATTCATCAAACTCTACAAACTTAACAGTATCAAATATATCAGTGGAATGAAGACCTAGACTGAAGCCTCCTATCCCACTGAACAAGTCTAATACCTTGAGTTTAGTTTTCAATATACTCTTTTCTTTTTTCGTCTCTCATCTTCAAGAATTTAAATTTTGCAATCTTTAACATTCTTTCAAACAAGGCTTCTGCTTTGAACGTCTTAACTAGATTCATTACTTTACCATTCACTATAAATGTAAGCGTGTTGTTAGCGTGATCTAATTCTATAGTGAACAATTCTTTAGCTTTAACTCTAGTGTCAACTCTTTTTAGATCGTTCTCTGTCATCATGACCATCTCCGTTTAATAATTTTTTTCTAAAACTTTCAACAGTTGTTTTATTTTTCTTTGCTTGATGTTCTACATAGTCATTCAATAATTTAGAGACCATAGCTCCTGGAGCTCTAAACTTTGATTTGCAAAGTGATTTTAAAATTTTATAATCAGTAGCAGGAATTGCTACTGACTTCCATTTATTGATGTCCATCTTTGACCTCCATATCAGATGTGAGTACTAAAGGTTCCATTGTTTCTGTAATACCTAAAGCATCTTTGAGTCTTTTATTTTCTTCAGTAAGCTTCTTAATGTTTTCATCAAGTAACTTAATTGTGCTCATTAATTTATTAAATGCATTTTGCATTCTAACTAATGAGTTTAATTCACCCTCTGGTTTTTGACCTAAAGGTAAAACATCTGACGTATCAGATGTTGGATTACTTTCTGTAGTAATTCCTTTTGGTTCTAGTATGATTGCCATTTTTTTATCCTCCATTGTAGGTTTGTTTTTATTATGATATCTTAAATATATGGGAGATAGTTAAAAGTCAATGAAAATAATTTTAATAATTTATGTGTGTTCAGTAGTTAGTAATAACTGCATGCCTCCTATAGAATTTAAAATTCCTTATAAAGACTCATTCGATTGTTATATAGATGGCTACAAAAAATCAGTAGACTTATTAGAAGAAATGGGTAGAGATGAAGTAAATACATATGAGATTTATACAAAATTTACTTGTAAAGAATTATTAGAAACTTAATGTTAATAAAATTTATACTACTAACTTCATTTTGTTTAACTTACCCAAATGGAGAGACAAAGTGTGGACAATACCTCAGAGATAACCTCTCAGATGCCTCAGAATGCAGATCTATGGCTAAGGCTATAGGTACAGCTCAAAAACGTAAGATCGAAGGATTAGGGGGCTCTATGGCCTCTTATAGTGTATTTTGTTATGCTATTGACAGTCAGGGCATGGATATTGACCAAAGCTTTGAAATATCCTATAATATCTTATGACAGCTTATCGTATCAAAGCATACATGGGAGGTCTGCAAGTAGACCAAGTAGTCGAAGCAGCCGATGGTAAAGAGGCGATATTGAAAGTGTCTGAACAAGTGGAGGATGGTAGTGCCGAAGTTATCAATGATGGCTTCACGGGTAATAAAAGACTCCACGTAACATACGAGGAGATCGTAGATGTTAAGTAAAGAAAAATTGGAGCTACTTAAAAAGCTTCAACATAAAGAGCATGCTTGGTCAGCTAGTCTTATGACTCATGGTGGTTGTACTACTGAGATGTTGGCAACTGAGAGTGAAATAAAATCTCTTAGAAATCAATTAAAGCATCAAGATGTTCAAGAAAATTTAGCAGCAACAGGCTAAGTTTTAACAGGTTTTAAAAAACTAAACTTTTTTCCTAGGGATTCTTTCGGCTTAATAAACTCATAGTGGTTTATAATTTTTAATAGTCTTTCTCTTTTAACAGTAGCATACGGTAAAAATAATTTTGCAAGGTGTAATGCTTTTTGATGAGAGCATCTCCATCTCCACTGATCTACTCTACCTAATGATCCCTTACCTATACCTTTAAAATGTATACTTCCAACTTTAACAATATCATAAAAATTTTTAATACAATCTAAATCAGTCATTGCAACTTCCATTGCAACATTCCATTTTAAATAAGTCTTACCGTTTGGTTTTTTACATTTATATTGTGCATAATTAATGTTACCTTCACCATCAAACAATCCTGCTGCATAAGCTATTAAATCTTTGTTATCATGAGGAAAATTTCTATTTAGCATCACCCCAACTCTTTCCTAATCCAACGTCAACTACTGAAGGTACTTTAAACTCAATTGATTTTTCCATAATACCTTTTATTTCTTTTGCATGAGCATCATCTTTAATATTAAAACAAAGTTCATCATGTATCTGTAACATAGGTAAGTGACCTGCCCTGTAGCAATCCAACATAGATTGTTTTGTTTGATCAGCTGAGGATCCTTGAATTAATCTATTCAATGCTTTGTATGTATATGCTCTCTTAATATTATCTTTACCATATTTAGCTACTGCATTATCAAATGTTTCGGCCTGGTGTAATCCAAAGTCTCTTGTCTCCCATTTATCAAATCTACACTTTCTACCCTTCTTAGTTCTAATAACACCCTTCTCATCTGCTGCTAACTTACATCTGTCAGAAAGTTTTCTAATAAAAGGTACCTTCTTATTATATTTTTCAATTAAATCATCTGCCTCATCTTTTGTAACTCCTAATGATAATGCTAATTTATTTTTACCCATTCCATACATTATGCCAAGGCCAATAGTCTTAGCTTGAGTTCTCTCTATACCTACAAGATCTGCAACTGTTTGATGAAAGTCTGCACTATTATCTTTATATGCTTCAACTAATTCTTGAGATCCTGCGTAACCATTGTCTCCAATAGATGCTGCATAATGCACAGTCATCCTTGGTTCTTGTTGTGAATAGTCAAATGAGCCCCATTGATAGCCCTCTTCTGGTATGAATAGTGATCTGATCTTAGGACCTAAATCTTTATTTCTAGCAGGTACTTGTTGTAAATTTGGGTTGCTCATAGATAGTCTACCCGATACAGTTCCTCCAGAATCTGATCTAAGTTGTTGTATCTCTCCATGTATTCTACCTTTGACCTGGTATCTTAAAATGGATGATAGGAAGGTACTATGAAATTTATTTACCTCTCTGGCTTGCACAATTAACTGCGCTAGTTTATGTTTGTTATTTATTAACCAATTTTGTGTAAAGGAAGGCTCTTTTGTTTTTTCAGTTCGTGGATAATCTAACTTCATTTTGTCAAAAGCTTTGGCGATCTGGCGTGATGCCCAAATGTCTACTTCTATTCCTGATTCTTTTTGTATGGCCACCAGTATTTCTTTTTCTTGGATCAACATTTCTTTTTTTAGTTGTTCAGCTAATTCCACTTGGACTCTCACTCCTCGTTGACGCATTTTTATCAACACCGGAATTAATTGTTGTTCTAGATCCCACACAGTTTCTAGACTCTGCGTTCTTATCTCTTGTTTAAATCTCTGCCATAATTTTAATGTAAGCACTGCATCTTGCTCTGCATAATATCCAACATGCTCTGCAGGTAACTTCCACATCTCTGCTTTAGGATCTATACCATGAGCTGCGGCAGCTTCTCTTAATTCTGTTTCTGCTTTTATCTCACCAAGATAATCAACTGATAATGCGTTCAATGAATAACTAAATCTATTCTCATCTATTAATGCTGCGGCTATCATTGTATCTACTATTGGTCCGTTGACCGTGATCCCTGATGCTTCTAACCATCCTACATCATACTGAGCATTGTGAAATACTTTAGTACAAGGAAGTGCACATACATCCCTCATATATTTTTTTACTTGTTCAGGTATCATGTTACCACCACCTAAATGACCAAACGGAAAGTATCCTTGCCATCCATCAACAGCCACTGCAAAACCTACAATCTCTCCTTTACCTAAAGCCCATCCAGCTCCAAGCTTTTCATTAATACCATCGTCTCTAGTTTCTAAGTCAATTGCTATCTCAGTAGCATTAGATAGATCCTTATATTCTGATGGTGTATTCCACATTGATTTTTTAAAAGTTAACGTAAGCTGTAGTCCGTTCATTTCTTTTCCTCTTTCAAATGTTGTTTCTCTAATTCACAATAATGAATAATCTTATCTATATCTTCTATTGTTTTACCTTTGAATAAATATCTACATACATATTTAATAACATTAGCTTGAAATGGATTGAGACCATTCTTTCTTATAAAAGTCCATGGTTGAATAATAAATGATTGGTAATGAGATCCTCCAATTTGTTTTTCATCAGCATCTTTAGCTTCATCGAACATTGCTTTATTTGTCATTTTTCTCCTGGACATAAATTAAATAGTCTGACCCAATTGGGTAATTAAACTTATAGTCTGTTCTTAATAAATGTAAAGTTTTTCTTGCTCTTGTTGCACCGGTATACCAAACCTTACGTTCATCACTTTTTTCTTGTTTGTTTTTATTTGCATAGTCAGATGGGTAGTTACCTTTACTATAAAGTACAACATGATTTGCTTCACCACCTTTAACACTATGTATTGTATCAATTGTTATTATTGGATCCTTATCTAATTCTTTTTGTCCATATCTTCTTAACAATCT